GACTCACAAGCTGCAGGTAAGTGGGAGACTGCACAAGGTGGTGAATACTATGCTGCAGGTGTTGGCTCAGCAATCACGGGCCGTGGTGCGGATCTCTTGATCATTGATGACCCACACTCGGAACAAGATGCTATGAACATGGGCGCGTTAGAACGAGCTTACGAATGGTACACCTCAGGTCCACGTCAACGTTTACAGCCCGGCGGTGCTATTGTCTTGGTCATGACAAGATGGAATACAAAAGATTTAACAGGTGCCCTGATCCGTGCTCAAGGGGAAGCCAAAGCTGATCAATGGGACGTTATAGAGTTTCCTGCCATCATGCCATCGGGTGATCCAGTATGGCCAGAGTTCTGGGACATCGAAGAGTTGGAAAGTGTCAAAGCATCTTTGAGTTTGCAAAAATGGAACTCGCAGTGGATGCAAAACCCAACCTCAGAAGAAGGCGCATTGTTAAAACGAGAGTGGTGGTGTGACTGGGAGAAAGAAGATCTACCTACACTGCAACACGTTATCCAATCTTACGATACAGCGTTTATGAAAAAAGAAACAGCAGACTATTCGGCCATTACCACATGGGGAGTTTTTACACTAAACGAGGACCAAGGACCACAGCTCATTTTGGTTGATGCTGTCAAAGGGCGGTACGAGTTTCCTGAACTAAGGCGCTTGGCTAAAGAACAATATGATTACTGGCAACCGGAGACGGTGTTAGTCGAGGCCAAAGCATCAGGGCTACCACTTACTTACGAACTTAGAAAGATGGGTATACCCGTTATTAACTTTACACCTAGCAAAGGAAATGATAAGCATACAAGAGTTAACTCAGTTGCACCTCTATTTGAAAGTGGATGCATATGGGCGCCCACTCACCTAGAGTTTGCACAAGAGGTGATTGAAGAGTGTGCAGCGTTTCCATACGGGGATCATGACGACCTGGTGGATAGCACAACTCAAGCTGTCATGCGGTTTAGGCAAGGTGGATTAATTAGTCACCCAGAAGATTATTACGACGAGCCAGTGGCTCAAACAAGGAGGACATATTACTAATGGGAGTTTTTGGAATTGCAAAAAAAGGATTAGGAAAAGCATTCGAAGCTTTTCAAAAAGGAAAAGGAAAATCTGGAGCGATAGAAATTAAAGGTGTAAAACCCACTACTAAAGTTACAAAAAAAAGACCGAAAGTGCAAAAAAGAGTAGAGCCACCAATGGCAAGAATGGAATATACGGTAGGACCTTTTCCTGGATATAAAGGTGCAGAAAAAACAATTCCAATAAAAGAACAAGTAATCGGGGAGAAGAGAAGTCTGAGGGAGAAGAGAAGAAAATAATGTTTAGAACAATTCTTGAATTATTAACAAAAGCTTTGGGTAGAAACCATCCAGTTGTTCAAAAAATGGCTAGATCCGTTGAACAAGGAGATCCTAAGGTAACAAGTATTCCAACACAAACAAAACTCCCTAATATAGCACTAAAAGATTTAGATATTGAAAGAGCAAATTCAGAACAAATTAAAACAGCCATAGAAGAGTTTGGTAAAATAGCAGACTTAGGTGAAGCAGGTTTTAAAAAACTACCTATAGAACAACAAGCCAATGTATTTAGAAACGCTACAAGATTTGAAAGAAAATTAAAACAAGATGAAGGTATTATGCGAACAGAAACTGCAAAAGTTTTTGACATGGGCACAAGAAGACAAGTTGATAAAGAGGGTCTTGGATCTTTGAATGGAACAAGATCTTTGAATGGAACAAGAGGTAAAACAACAAGATCTGATGAAGATACTTTAATGAGGCAAGTTGAAAATATGAAAGAAACATTTCGTAAGCTGAGGGACGAGCTGCAAGAGATGTCTAAAACAGAAACACCAAAAGTTTCAGATATCCTAGAAGATGTGGCTAAATCACAAGCTTCATTTGCTAGAATGCGAGACGAAGGGTTAGTCAGAGCAACAGCCAGAGAAATTATGGATAGAGATATTAAATCTGGAAAACTTAAAATACCAAAAGAAGAAATGGATGTTGTACTTGAGTATTCACCGGTCAATGATCCATTAGATGTTTGGAGAAAATATTATGGAGAAGGTGCATTAGAACAACTGGATTCAATGATTCCTGATTTTAATAAAATGAGAAGTGCATCAGAAGCTGCAGATGCTGCATCTAAAAAATTTACATTTACACCTAAAGCAGGAAGACCAAAAGAATCTTTTACAAATGAGGAGATAGAAAAAATTTTAAAAGATTCTGATCCTGATCCTGATCCAGAGTTGTTTGCAAAAGGTGGACTTGCCTACATGATGGGAGTGTAGCCCATGGAGCTAAACAAATTTAATCAATCTACAAAATATTTTACTAGATCAGAATCAGGACCTACGTTTGAAACAAGTAGTCTTAAAGAAGGTATTAAAGAAGTTATTACAAGAGCAGGAGGTGGAGCTCCTGTTAGTATTGGAATAGCACCTGGTGTTGAGCTTAACCCACTTGGAACCATTGAAGATCAAGATCCATCAATTCAAGGACAACTTGATGTTGGTGGTGGAAAGTTAGGATTTGGTGTTGGAAAAGATAAAAGTTTTATACAATTTAGAAAACAGTTTGATGAAGGTGGCGTCGTGGAGCGAGAAGGTTTTAAAAAAGGTGGTGTTGAAGGAGTAGATTTTTCTAGAACTCAAACTAAAAAATTTAAATTTCCTTTTACAAGTGGAGCTGGAACAATTTATTATCCAAAACCCATAGAAAGAAAAGCACAACAAACTCCTCAAGTAATTAAAAAATATAAAGCTATTAAAAATTATTTTGATAAAGCAATTAAAACAGAAAATTATAATTATCTTGTTAGTTCGATTAGAGGAAAAGGTAAATTACCAAATCAATATGCAACTGAAATTAACAAATTAAAATTTGGAACAGATGAATTTAATAAATTTGCAGAGAGAGTAGGTTTAGATAAAAATGCATTAAAAGATGTTTTGAATGAAAGACAAAATTTTATCGCAGGAAAAAAAACTGAATCAACTCGCCGAGGTATATTAGGTAAAGTAAAAAATCAAAAAATTATTATGGAGACTCTTCAAAAAAATCCGTCTGATTTAAAAACATTAGCTAAAAAAACAGGATTAACTCAAATACAAACAAAAGAGGAATTAAGAAAATTATTACAAAATATTTATGCACAACGTGTTCAAATTGGTAAAGGCAAATACGCTATAAAAGGAAACTGGTCAATTTTTTTACCAACGGATGAAACTAAATTAGATGAATTACAAAAAAATTTTTGGAACACAAAAGGCATTCCACAAATTAAAAAAGATACAATAGGAGATCTTTTTTATAGAGCATATGGTAAAGATACCTTAGCTGATAATGTAACACCAAATCCAACACGAAACCCAGCTAGATATAAAAAAGTTCTTCAAAAATTAAGAGAGTATAATAATATAAAAAACGCCATTGAAAAAAATACAGACATTAAACTAGATTTAGATCATCCACTTGATCGAACAGCTTTAAATTCAATTAACGCAACAGCTGATCAAATGGTTCGAGTAACACCAGTATCAAGATCAATAAATAGAGGTCTTAAAGAAAAACTACAACAAAAAATAAACCAGGTTAATAAAGATATAAAAACTGCAAAAGGAGCTAAACTTTTTGAACTTAATAACCAAAAAAAATCTTTAAATAATTTAGTAGATTATTTAGAATTAGAGTTTGGAAAAATTTCCCCTTCAGGAAAAATTAAAAGATTTGGCGTTGAACCTTTTGAAAAATTAAATTTAAAAAAAGAAATTATAGATAATTTATCTTTTCAAAATGTTTTAGCTGATAGAGTAAAACAACCTGAATTTAAAGAATTAGTAAAAAAAGCAGGTCTTGAGGGTTTTAGGTTTAATGTAGAAAAAATTGATATTGATAAACTTGAAAAAGCAATTGAAACTCATGCAAAAAAATTAGATCAACAAGGATTAGGATCTAGAATTTGTGGTAGATCTACAGGTGGCATAGGAGGGAACGATTGTGCTAATCTTGTAAAAAGAAACCCTGCAAAGTTTGCATTGAGAGCCCTTGCTGTTGGAACTGGAGTAGAGTTAGCTGCTGAAATCGCTTTCGCTCTTCCTAGTTTTGCAGAGGGTAAACCTTATAGTGTTTTATTAAATGAAAGTATACTCGGTCTTACTGGACTTGGCACATCTGAAGAGGAGTTTATAGCTAAATTAGGTGGGCCAAAATCTATAGAGGCTTTTCAATTTAAAAAATTAAAGCAAGAACAAGAAAAAGATAAGCAAACTTATTTTGCTCTACAAGCAGGATTAGAGGGTGAAGATGAGGCACAAGTACAAGCAGCGGTTAATTTTTATAAAAAAGAAAATATTTTAAAAAAACAAAGAGAGAAATTAATGGAAGATGCAGAGTTAGTTGCAGAACAACAAAAAAAAGGAAAATTAGCTTACCAAGACATTTTGCAAAAAACTAAAGAAGAACCAAGCAGAAAATTTGCACGACAGGCTCTAGATATTATAACGGACCCTTTTAGAAGGGAATTAGATTTACCCGTAATTAGTCCTGAAGGTCCTATTGGCACTGACTTATTACTTGAAAAAAATACAACACAAGATTTAAAAACTGGGTTGAGAAATTTACCCTCAGATATCGAGCAAGATGTTAGTGAGATGGGTATTATGGGAGAGGCATCCTTTGCATTAGGTGGACGAGTAGATTTTAAAGATGGTGGAATGGACCGACGAAGTTTTTTAAAATTAGTCGGGGGACTTGCTTCATTACCTGTTCTTGGTAAATTTTTTAAATTTGTGAAACCTGCAACAAAAAAAGTTTTAGAAAATGCACCAACAGGGACACCTGATTGGTTTGCGCCCCTTGTAGAAAAAATTGCAAAAGAGGGAATTGATGTTCCAGGTGTAAATGTTAAAACGGCAACAACAAGAGAAACGGTTAAAAAATTAGAAGTTCCTAGCCCAGATTCAGATGGTGTTTTAACTGATAGGTATTTTTTATATGAAAATCCAGATACGGGTGAGATCAGAATTGAAATTGATGCACCAGGTTTAGGTGCAAACGATGGTGAGTTTTCATTGTACTTTAGACCGGATCGAATAGACGGTATTACCGATGATGGAATTCCAATACGTAGTGATGGAGAGTTTTTTGTAACAGAAGACCGAGCGGTTGGAAGAATGACTGGGCCAGATGATTATGCAATAGAACTAGAACCCATTGATACAGACTTGGATGGCTCAGCAAGCAACTGGCATAGGGTTGAAGAATTTGCAACAGGTAAGACAAATAAAAAAGATCAAGCTAAACAATTAAAGAAAAAAGATTATGTTGAGAGAAACCCTAGTGAGGACGTTCTAAATCGACAAGGGGAATACGACCCACCAGAACCAGAGCTAGATTATGATTAAACGATCAACCACAATACTAGGAAAAAAATCAGGTCCGCCACCAGAAAAAGGCCCAGCTTCACAAGGGTTGAAGTTTACTAAAAAACCATATACAACCGAACGATTGGAGAAATTACATGGGAGAAATAGACAAAAGTTTGTCAACCACAAAGCAAGAAGTTAGCATCGAGCCACAAGAAATAGAACAAGCGATTGAAGCTGAACAACAGGCAGTAGAACAACAAGGTCCACCTGTTGATGTTCAAGAAAATGAAGATGGCAGTGTCGATATAAACTTCGATCCTGGTATTGCGTCTCAACCACAGTCAGAGGAGCACTTTGCAAATTTAGCAGAGTTGTTACCTGATAATGTGTTGGGAAGTTTATCATCCTATCTAATGGGCAGTTATCGTGATTATAAAATGTCTAGAAAAGAATGGGAGAAGTCTTACACAGATGGTTTAGACTTACTAGGATTTAAATATGATAATCGTACAGAACCTTTCAGAGGTGCGTCAGGTGCAACCCACCCTGTGTTAGCAGAAGCCGTGACCCAGTTTCAGGCTTTGGCGTACAAGGAATTATTACCAGCTGAGGGTCCCGTTAGAACACAAGTCTTAGGGATCAGCACACCACAAAAACAACAACAAGCTCAACGTGTTAAAGATTACATGAATTATGAAATCATGAATAATATGACAGACTATGAGCCAGACTTTGATCAACTATTATTTTATTTACCTCTTGCAGGATCTGCATTTAAAAAAATTTATTACGATGAAGTAGAAGGTAAAGCTGTTTCTAAATTTGTGCCTGCAGATGATTTAGTTGTGCCTTACACTGCAACCTCTTTGACCGATGCAGAGTCCATTGTCCATGTTGTTCGTATGTCGGAAAATGATTTACGAAAACAACAAGTGAGTGGTTTTTACAGAGACATCGAACTTACACCAGGACCTATGAATGAGACAGAAGCAGAGAAAAAAGAAAGAGAACTTGCTGGTGAAAGAAAAACAAAAGAAGGTAATGTATTTACTTTATTAGAGTTTCACACAGAAATAGATCTTGATGGTTTTGAAGATGTAGACGTAGACAATACGCCTACAGGAATCAAACTTCCATACATAGTAACTATTGAAGAAGCGTCAGGACAAATATTATCTGTTAGAAGAAATTATGAAATAGGTGACAGACTTAGAAAACCCATACAATATTTTGTGCATTTTAAATTTTTACCAGGACTTGGTTTTTACGGTTTTGGTTTGATACACATGATCGGTGGTCTATCAAGAACAGCGACCGCTGCTTTACGACAACTATTAGATGCAGGGACATTATCTAATTTACCTGCAGGTTTTAAACAACGAGGCATCAGAATTAGAGATGATGCACAAGCGATACAACCAGGAGAATTTAGAGATGTAGATGCACCAGGTGGTAACATTAGAGATGCGTTTATGATGCTACC